CTTCTTCATCTTGTTCTAATCTTTGAATATCTAATATAAGACTTTTTAATGAATTTTCCAAATCATTTATATCATAAGATAAAACTAATTCAGAAAATTCTGTTCCCTCGAACAAATCAATATATGTTTTATCGTAAATTGGAATTGTCATCAAGTTCTTTTCTATTTGTGCATATTCAAATCTTGGTGTAATAAACATTCCAAAGAAAGGCACTTTTGTATTGGTTGTTGATATACTGAATCTGCAACCGGTTAAAAAGTCCATCATACTTTCCATCGTATATGTTCCAGCAAGTATCATCGGTTTATCGTTATCGAAAACTTTGAATACAGTTGGATCCAAATCATAGTCTGGTAGGAATGTATCACTAAAAGTTTTACGAGAAACATTTGCGTGTTCTGCCAATATCTTTACATGATTGAAATAATTTTCAGGTGAGTATGTGTTTCCAATGTGAACCAATTTCTTACCAGACATATCTTTCAATCCCATCTTATCCATTGTTTCTACGATTGGTTTGAAGTTACCATGACCTTTGAATTTTGCATAGTAAGCACATTCTGAAATGTATGGTAATTCTTTTTTATCTAACCATGATTTTTCAATCCACTTGTCATAGATACTCATGTCAATATAACCACCGACTTGAAAAGTATAGTTGGAAGTTCCTCTCATTCCGATATATTCTTTCAATGCATCTACAAAGAATGGAGTGTATGTCAAGTAGTAATCACTATACTTTATGAATGCCGGAACACAAATAGTATTGAAGTGCATGCCTTCATACGGATATATCTCATGGTCAAAGAATGCAGTTATAGTATTCAACTGACAATACATCTTTGCCAATTCAATCAGTCTTTCTCTATGTTCTGGTTTTCTTTTTTGAATACCATCAACATCGTAGATAAATTTGTTGAGGTTCAAAACAACAATATCATAACCTTCCAACTTATCTTTCAATTCAATTATTTCCATTTCGGAAATATCCACACAGTTCTGATATTCAGATTTGAAATTGTTTGTTTCACTTGGGTTAAAATAAAAAGTATCAACACTATCAAGTGATGATATATTTTTAGTGAATGTATGTATGCCCCTATAAACTGATAGGTCAATGATTGCTAATTGAGCTATTTTCACGAAACACCTAAACTTCCGGTTAAATGATTAAGAATTAGTTTTTCAACCAAACCACTTAATTTATATCCATTTTCATGGCAGTAATTCATCAATTCTTCTTTTAGTTGATTACGGATTTGAATACTGGAGTATTTTGATTTTGCATCCACAACATTCTCTAATGATTAAACATATACATATAAATATGTACTAATTTTAGAAAACATTAGAAAACAGTAGATTTATTTTTAGAACGGTAAAGTATTTCTTTCTTCTTTCGGACAGAGTTCTTCGTTTTTATTAAACTCACAGTATTTACAATTTGAATAATCACGTCCTGCATTTGGCGTTTGTATAACATCCAAACGATACTCACCTTCTTCCGTAAAGTTTGTTGTGATAAACTCTGCAATTTCTTTCTTGATATTGTTCTGTGAAACTTTGCCGTTGGATGGTTCAAATCTTTGAACTCTTTGTTTCATCGCCTCATACTCAGCGTTTTCCATTATCTTACGGCGAAGAATTAAATACTCAATGTGTATTTGTTCTGGACTAACACCATATTGTTTTGCATAATATGTTTTGTAAAGTATCAACTGTGAGGTTTTAACTTTATCAGTCTTTGCATATTTGTTCCAACCATTCGTGCTAGTTTTGAAATCATATATGTATATGTCTCCTGTTTTGGTATTCTTAATTACCAAATCAAGAAACCCAACTAACTTTACCGTTGGGTGAGTTTCAAGTGGAACTATATTTATTGGAACTTCTATACCGACTAATTCATAATCTTTCTTTTGGAAAAAGTCTGCACGATGTGCCTTAAACCATTGTAGAATTTGAACACCATCAGAATAGTATTCTTTCAACTCTTTATCATTTGAAAAGTGAATACCCTTTGATTCTTCGAGAAGTTTTTTATATTCACTACGAATGCCCGTATGTAACATTTCATCGAGGTCAAGTTTATTTGCCTCAACGATTGATTTCTCATAAATGTTTTTTACATATTCTTGTAATACTTCATGCATCACCGTTCCAAAAAGAGCAGCAGTTGATGGTTGATAAGTATAATGTTTATCTATGTAATTTAGTTTCCATCTATGAGGACAGACTTTCCACATTTGATATTGTGAGAAAGATACTTTTCTGTTGGCCATTATTTACCCCACTTGCCAGACTGAACAAGTTGTGTGATAATACCATATACTGAAATATCTTTGAATGTATCATCAAGACTTTCACCAACTGCATCTTTTGAACCAAACATAATCATTTGTTTGTAACGATTTATTTTATCATTCAATCTGAAGAACAAACCTTGTAGCGAAAGTTTGCGGTCTTCCTCTCGTTCAAGAGAACTACCCATTGATATATTATCCGGTCCATAGTTGCTTTGTTTTGCACAAAACAATTCATATTGTGCCTGTTGAATACGCTTAAATTCAGCAGTCATAATAGGAAATTTCTTTTCCATTTCACCAACAACTTCTGATTGTTTTAGACTCAAATCTCTTTCGGTAATTGCCATTTTAGTATTCCTCATTTTACAGTCTTTAATTGTTTTTCAAATTTTTTAATATCTGATTCTGGTGTTCCATACTGTTTAAGTATATCAATCAGTTCATCTGGATTTTCTTTCGCCAGATATTTGATATACCCATAAACTTCGTTCCTTCCCAATTCATAATGGTTACAAAATACCGATACCATTTCTGGTTCAATATCTATTTTGTTTTTACCTTTTATGTATTTGAGAAAGAACGATTTTTTTGGGAGGACATCATGCAAAAGTTTATAGTAATCCTTTGAAGATAGTATTCCATTTGAATATGTTTGAAACTCATTTATGGCTTCAACAAATTCAGGTTCCATTGAAAAGAAACGAGCAATCATATAGTTGCTCCATGATTTAGTATCTTCTTCTGAAAGGTCTTCCCATTTCGTTTTACGAATAGTTACACCTTTTATGTGATCAAATAAACTTTTTGCTGCCATGATAATCCTTAATCATTAAGTTGTTGTCTTTTACTTGGTAAAAATTCATCGTTAATGTTTCCACATTCCAAACATGCATAAGTTGGGATTGGTAAAATACCTTCTTGTCCGGTTGGCGAAAGAAGTGCAGAAATCTTTTTGAAAAATGTTACTTCATGGAAAAATTTATTACCACAGTTTGAACATTCAATATCAGTTGCCTGATTCAAGTCTACATTTACTTGTTGCTGTTGTTGTGGGATTTCACCACCACCGTTAATATCAAATACACTCATCATTTTCTCCTTTGTTCAATTTCCATAATAATTTGAATAAACATAGCCATGGCATTTATTTCATGGTCTACAACAAAACTGTCTTTGTATTGTGCCTCTGCAATTATCAATATGATAGTTGAAACAAAACCATTGGCGAATGTATCAACATTGTCATAAAGATAACGAAACATCTGATTAAAGTCTCTGACATGATTGTCAGCAAGTAACTGACGAATACCATCGAACTTTTCTTTTTTACTCTTACTCGATTTCAGAACATCAAGAATTGATGAAAGATAATTGTGTTCTACCAAAGTTGTTTCATCCAATTTCAAAACACCACCAATAACACATCTTTGAGTTGTGTTGATTACACGGCGAATATCTGGATAACTTTGATTGATAATTGTTACAAGGCTATCTTTCTCATACTTTACATTTTCACCATCAAGAATTTTTACAAGATGTGATGCAACTTCTTTCTTTGACGGTGGAACTATATTGAATATCTGACAACGAGACTGAATAGGATCAATAATCTTATCTACATAGTTACACGTCAAAATGAAACGAGTTGTCTTACTGAATGTTTCGATAACATTACGAAGTGCCGCCTGAGCATTCGGTGTCATGTAATCACATTCATCAAGGATAATCAATTTCAATCCACCAAAACCAATCGAAGAAGCAAACTGTTTGATTTTATCACGAACAGTATCTACGGAGTTTTCATCAGATGCGTTGATATAAATGTAGTTATCTTTTGCAATAGTATTTGCAACAATCTTAGCAAGTGTGGTTTTACCACTACCAGCGTCACCATAAAGTAATAAGTGAGGAACATCGTTTGTGTCAATATATTGTTGAAAGGTTGCCTTTACAGTATCGTTGCCAACATAAGTGTCAAGTGTCTGTGGACGATACTTTTCATTCCAAATTGTGTGTGAGGGGTTAAACATAACATACCTTAATGATTGATAATTTCATATACTAATATACAAAATTTCTAGATAAGATCCAAAACATTTCTAAAAATAAAGGTTGGCATTAAATATAAAATAATGCCAACCTAATAATTTAATTGAATTGTATTTTGTATAATTTAACCATTATATTTTTGATACTTGAGACCAAAATTAAAGTTGTCTGCTTGTATATTTTTTAGTGCCCATTCTATTTCAGACTTTCCAATTTTATTGTTATTACCAGACACAAAAGTCTCCTTGACAATTTTTGGGCCACCTTTGAATGAAGTAAGGAGGTTGAAAGAACAATCAAAAACACCATTAACGGTAGCTGGTGATCCTTCGAGTGAGACCAGATTATTGTAATTACACATGAATGTATTGCAAGATGATGGAGCACCTTTCAAAGATTTCAAAGAATTACCTGAAACATTATATCGCCCACCAACTTTTTTTGGACAACCTTCTAATGATATTAGTTTTGTATTATCGCTAATTTCAACATCACCATCAACAACTTCCGGTGCACCTTTCAATGATTTTATTTGAGTTCCCTGACACATAAAATCAC